AACTTATAGCCAGGTACAAAGAATGAGAAGTAATCTGATAACTCAGCTGCTACACCATGGTTATCACATTTAACCGTCATCATCGAATGATTCTTTAATGATAAAGTTATATCAGTCACCGGCTTGGAATTGTCTCCACTTGATCATATTGTTAATATTTTGATGTCGCCATTTAACATTATCTATAATGCTCGTAAGTGTTTCGATTATCGTTTTCCAATATGATACTAGCTCTTCAGAAGCTTGTATCTCCTTATCAGAGTCATAATAATAATCCATCTCACCTTTTAGTACTTTAAGGCCATCAAATGGATCTTGTATCCATCCCTTCTCCGCTACTTCTTCAGGTGACATCTTACCATTGTAATAAAGCCACTTATCCTTGAGCAAAGACTTTTGCTTCATCTCTGAACGCTTTAATCGAATTTTAGCATTAGACAATAATTGTAGATATTTAGCGTGAAGCTTAGGAGTCTGTCTGGAGGCTTTATCTAGATGATGCTCATCAATTACACAATCCTGTTCCCACATCTCCAGGATAGTTTCTAATTCTTTCATTATATACCTTACTTGATTTCAAAATAGCTAAATCTAAACGATACGGGAAACGTTAGAAACTCGACATCTCCAGTGGTAGCTTCGAAACTAATATCACCTAACAAAGTAGGTATACAATCTAAGTAACGAATTTGTCTTGTTTGATTATTGTGACTGCTTAAAACTGATACAGTTATATCTGCAGTACTCGGAGGGTTAGTTTCTGTTCTATCACCAGGAGTTTGATAGTTAGTTTCCACTAATCTCTGCATCCAATTATACATCTCTGTATAAGCATTAAGATCTTCGTCAATTATTATTATAGACGTCATTTCACCAAAAGTCAACTTATCACCTGGAAAAGGAACAGAACCTATACGTTTGTACGGTATTTCTGCTGCTGACATTGACATAGCTGGATGCAACACCGATTGAGCGAAAAACTCTAAATTAGCAAAATATTGTCTATCAATAGTAAGTTTAAACGCGGTAGGTTGTAACAAGCTAACCGTAGAAAAGCTCGTTGGTGCGTTATCGACAGAAACTGTTGTATTGGGAGTTAATATAGCCATACAAGTATTTATACAAAAAAAGAGCCCCTTGCGGGGCTCTCAATCACTTAAGGAGAAACATTATTATTATTATATTCAGATCTTATGCGAGGATGTTGTCAACGCGGAAGATTCTGTAGTACTGGTTAGTCTTGACTGTTGCAAGACCGTCAGTTGGTCCACCAGTTACGAATGGGTTAGAGATCATTCCGTAACGAGTTTTAAACCCGATACGTGGCTGGAAGTCATTCTCACCAACTGCACGTACCATTGTTAATGGAACGTATGGGCAATAGAATACACCAGCGTCATAAGCGTTTGCACCCTTATAACCTACTGTAACGTAGTCTGTAGACGCATATGGATCAATGTAGACCTTAAGGCGTCCGTTCAATGTACCAGCAAATGTATTACCAGTGTCATCGACGTTCAAGTTAGTTGACATCGCAGGAGCGTAGTCAAGCATACCTGAAGCAGCAAGTGCTGTAGCAACGTCAGAAGAACAAAGGATGAAGTTACCTTTTCCTCTACGAGTTTCTTTTGCAATTACGTTAGCTTCACGATCCAATTGGACAATCAGACCCTTGAACTTCTCTACTGACCAGCGGCCGTCTGCATCTGTTGACAAGTCAAAGATACCGTTAACAGCTGTAGAAGCCTGAAGAGCACCTGTCTTAGCTTGTGAGTTGATAGTACGTACAACTTCACGGTTGATTTCAGCCAAGATTTCTGTTGACAGAATGTTAGACAATTCTGTCTCAGCGTCAAGACCATGAATCGCTTTCAAGTCTTGAGCTAATTCTAAGCTGTAATCAGCCTTGAGCGCACGAGACTTAGCTGTAACAGTTGCTTTCTCAATTGTGAAGCCCATTTCTCTAAATGCTGACTCACCTGTTGAACCCAAGCTCTCAGCATTAGCTGTTGACATACCACCGCCAAAGATGTCTGTTAAACGAGCATCATCTGCAGTTGAATCAGAGTCAAGGTTAGTAACGTTCAGACCTGAAGCATTATCAGAGTCGTGTGTACCAGAAGAATCACCAGAGAAGTTAGTCTCTGCTTCGTTGAACAGAGCCTCACGGTTAGTAGTAACACCGCGCTCGTAACGAGCCTTCATAGCGAAGATAAGACCTGTAGGACCAGTCATTGGCTGGACGCCACAAAGATCATATGCAATCATGTTAGGCATTGCACGACGGATGAGTGAGATCAAGACAGGATCCCAGTTGTCTACTGAAGCAGTAGCTGTACCTGGAGTTTCTTCTGTCAAGAAGTTGTTTTGAGCACGCTGCTCACGAAGGGCTTTTTCTGTGTTCTCAAGAACAACAGCTGTAGTAGCCTTACGATGAGCATCCTGAATAGTACCAGCTGACTCTTCGTTCAGTACTGGTGACCATTTATTTACTAGATGATCGTATGATTCCATCATTGTTGGAACTCCTTGTTATTATTTTGAAGACTTACGGATCGCTCTAAGATATTGATCCATTACGTCATTAGTTTCTACTGATTCGTCATCAGACTCATCAGCTTCTAAGATTGTAGTGTCAGTTGACTTTACATTGAAGTAAGATTCTTTTACAGTTGCTACTTTATGAGCAAACGTACTGTCATCTTCAAAGTCTACATTTGATACTAGGCTCTTAAGCTTTTCGATCTGAGTCTCAGCTAAGTCTCTTGAAGCTTCGCGGATAATAGCATCACGCTTGTAACCTTCAAGTTCTTCAGCCATGGCTAACGCTCTAGATGTTGATTCGTTAACTGCTGTTTCAAGTTCTTCAACTTGCTCAGCTAAATCATCAACTAAGTCAACCTTTGACTCAGGTACTTCGATATAAGACTCTGTGAACAGATCTTTCAGGTTATTCATAAACCCTTCAGCAATTTCTGTTCTAAGACCAGTTTCGATAGCGACCTTGTTTTCTTCCATCCATGTTTCAACTACGTAGTTGAGGTATGAATCGACTTTCTCTACCATATCGTCTCTTGTCTGAGAAATCTCAGAGTCGAGCTCTTCTTTGTACTGAGTTTCTAGTCTGTCGATTTCTTCTGAAATTTTAGACTTTACAGCTGCTTCAAAGATAATAGCGGTCTTTGTCTTGAACTCTTCTGAAAGAGTAGCTTCAGACTCTACCAAAGCATTTAGATCTTCAGAGAAGTCATAGTCAGTATCTTCAGCAGCAACTACTGTATTACCTTCTAACTCATCTTCTTCGTCGATCAGCTTGCTCATTGCTAGCGCTAAATCTTCTTTCCTCAATGCAGAAAGGTGATTAAACGCAGCATTTAACATGCCTGCTTTAGTTTTTGGAGCTTTCTTGTCACCAACATTCTTGTCACCCTTACGCTTAGGTGCCTGCTTGGTGGTTTCTCCAGCCTTATCTACAGAAGCAATTGACTGCTGCTCAGCGTTCTTTGGATCCATGCCTTCTTCCACGACTTCGTTCTCTTCATCGTAGAAGTCGACTTGATCTTCAGTGTATTGATCAGTCATATAGACTCCTTATTTTGATTTGAGTAACGAGAGGAAATTCTTAAACTCACGGACCTGCGTTTCATATTGATACGCACGCGGAGCATTCTTAATTTCTGTCTCAATTTTTTCAATAACTTGAGGTTCGATGACACCGTTGTTCCAAACCCACTCAACTCCTTCCATAATCCCATTAACGAAAGCTGCAGGAGCAGATGGATCTTGCACAATATCTACTGTGTTAAGAACAAAATCGTCTTTGACGTAATTTACACCGTTACGGTTCTCAAGACTTCCCATACCACGAGTTGAAACGCCAACTCTAACACCACCATCAATCAAACCTTTGACGATCTGACCCATAGGAGTTTCTAGAATTTTGGCCTTTCCCACCACATTATCACCATCCCAATTAAGATCGGTAATAAGATGTGATACTTTATCTAAGTTAACAGTAGGTCCTTCTGGATGATTCAGCTCACCTACTGCACGCTTAGTTTTAACTTGTTCAGTGACATACTTGTCAACTGCTTTTTCCATGGTAGCTCTTGGATATACTCTACCATTTCTATTCTTTTGTTCAGCTTGTGCGAACACACCTTCGATATAATGATTCTTACCACCACCTTCTCTGGCTTCAGTAACCATCTCTATATCTTGTTCGATGTACTCGGCAATAAGTTTCATTTTGTATCCTTATACTGCTGAACAAATTGCATAGCCATTTTCTTAGCGGTTGCTAGGTTTGGATAGCTATCCAATTTATCATTGTCTATGAAGACATCGAACTTATTATTCTTCTTATGAATCATTACAGATACACCCTTTATCTTCTTATCAAAGACGTGTTCGCCGGGAGGCATCTTTCTTTTAAGTTCGTTAAATTTCTTCATAGTTCTTTATCGATTGTAATTATTTATAAGGAAAAAAAATTTGATTATAAATTAATCGTCGTACTCTTCAGTTTCGTATTCATCAGCGTCGTATTCTACATCTACTTCAGAATCAAATTCTTCTAATTCTTCGTCTGAAAACATTTCTAAATCTTCTTCTGATGTATCTTCTTCATCTGCGTCTTCTACGCCGTTAAAGATTCTATCGGTGACTGCTAGCTTTTCCTGTTCTAAAGCAGTAGCTATCTTATCACCTAAGATATCATTAAAGGCAGGACCTGCTTTACTAAAGTCCTGGTTTACCACATTATTAATTAGATCTTCGATCTCAGCCATTATTACTCTCCTTGAGGTTCTTCATCATTCTGTATTTCACCTGATGCTTGTTCATTACTAATTTGCTTTTTCATATCTTCAATGTCTTCATCTGACATATTTAATACATTTTTCATAACCCACTCTTTAGAAAAGAACTCTCCAACATATTGTTGTACTTGGTCTAGAGTAGTTAATCTTTCGCGAATAAGTTCGCTATTCTTTAATTCGGTAAAATGATTGTCTCTTGCAAAATCAACATAGATGTCATTTTTCCAATTTTCCCAATCTTCTTCTGTAATTAACCCTTTCATGATACATTGCTTCTTCAATATACCATAAAAAATATGAGAAAACCTATTTCTTAACTTATCAATAAACCGCTGAAACTTAACTTCGTCTCTATTAATTTCTGTAGAACGGCCTAGACTAAATTGCTGTTCTTGTTCTAAGCGATTAATAGGAACGTTGAGCGCCCGGTAGAGCCGCTTTTGAAAGTATACGATGTCATCGATTTGCCCGAGGTTCTCCCCTCCGGGTAGCGTCGAGATTTCTGTTCCGCGTCCACCTTCTCTACGCGGTAACCAGAAGTCTTCCAACATGGACATGTGTTTACGATCATCTTTAATTGCTCCAGTATTAGCGTCATACACCAGCTTGTTACGATAACGAGCCATTATATCTTTCATATATTGTTCAGCCTTACCTCTTGGTAAGTTACCTACGTCAATATAGAAAATACGTCTTTCCGGTGCTCTAGCTAGACGATAGATGACTAGAGAGTCTTCCATCATTCTAAGCTGATTAATTGGCTTCAATGCTTTATGTAAGTAAGAGACAACTCTTTTTCTATCAAAATCTAAAAGACCTGAAGTAACGTAAGATACAGAGTCATTAGTTAGTCTTATACCTCCAGATGCTCCAGCAGCAGATACTGATAAATTATTCATCTGCTTTTCTTGATAGATGAAGAACTCATTAACGCTTTCAATAAGAGTA